AACCCCTTTACTACTGCATCAGGCTCTACTACGGTGGTTGTCGCAGACGTTGCTGGAGGGTATGCAGTAGGAGACTTTGTTATTTATAGCAACGCTACTGCCGTAGGCGGGTTGACACTAAACGGTGAGTTTCAGATAACAGGTATTGACGTAAACTCATACACCATAACAGCTCCTAGCGCGGCATCTAGTACTGCTACGGGAGGCGGCAGTGTAACTGCTGAATATCAGATAAATGTTGGCCCTGCGTACGCAGTACCCCTAGAAGGCTGGGGTGCTAGTAGTTGGGGCTTCGGTGCTTGGGGTGTGGGTCAGTCATCTAACGAGTCTATACGTTTGTGGAGCCAAGCTAATTTTGGTGAAGACTTGATATTCGGGCACAACGAAAGCCCTTTATTTATATGGAAAGCTAGCGATGGGGTAGGTACACGCGCTACTAGACTAGATCAAGAGGTAGGAGCTACAGGAGTTCCAGTAGTACAAGACGAAGTAATAATCTCAGACCTCAACCGCTTTGTATTTTGTTTTGGCGCAAACGACTTGGGTACTACTTCTTCTAACCCTATGACTGTGCGGTGGTCAGATCAAGAGAACGCCTTAGATTGGACGCCTAGTGCTACCAACCAAGCAGGTGACTTGATACTGTCTAACGGGTCTAAGATCATTGCAGCTAAACAATCTCGCCAAGAGATACTAGTATGGACGGACGCGGCGTTGTATGCACTACAGTATGTAGGCGCACCAGTGGTTTGGACTGCACAGTTGGTCGGAGAAAACACATCTATCGCCTCTCAGAATGCTGTAGCTTACTCTAACGGCGTAGCTTACTGGATGGGTAGAGATAAGTTCTATATGTATGATGGACGCACAAAACCCCTCAAGTGCGACCTACGCAAGTTTGTGTTTGACGACTTTAACCAAGAGCAGTTTGATGGAGTGTTTGCAGGAACTAACGAGTCTTACCACGAGATATGGTGGTTCTACTGTTCAAAGGATTCTACTACTAGTGATCGGTATGTGGTGTACAACTATTTAGAGGGAGTGTGGTACTACGGCACTATGGCTCGTTCAGCATGGTTAGACTCAGGGCTTAGGAATAATCCTTTAGCAGCCACCTACAACTACAATCTAGTTAACCATGAAGAAGGTGTAGACGATAACGAGACAGCTAACACCGCAGCCATACCTGCATACGTAACGTCCGCTCAGTTTGACTTAGACGATGGACATCAGTTCATGTACATAAACAAAATATTACCTGACATGCGGTTTGATGACTCTGTATCTGGCGCTCCTAGTGCTACAATAACGTTGCTCCCTTTGGCAAACTCAGGGTCTGGGTATACAACACCTGCTTCTGTGGGGGGCAATGCTTCCGCTAGTGTCGTTAGAAGTGCTATATTACCCGTAGAAGTGTATACAGATCAGATACATACCAGAGTACGGGGACGCCAAATGTCCTTGAAAGTAGAATCCACAGCCGTAGGCGTTACTTGGCAGATGGGTACTCCACGAGTTGATATGCGCCCTGACGGTAGACGATAATGGCTATAGATATTACAAACTACAACGTACCCTTTAGGGCGCCTGCACTGCCGTACCCGCCACAAGTGTACGACCAAACGTCATTTGAAGAGTTTAATAAAGTACTGCGTATATATTTTAACCAGCTAGACAACGCCTTGCGTAACGATACAAATGCGCTTCGCGCTGAAGCTACTACTTGGTTTATGAGCTAATGGCTAATACTTATAAGAACGCAAAAGTAGACCTATCTACAACCGCTGCTACTACACTATACACTTGTGCATCGACTGTCACGGCTATAGTCAAGTCTATAATAGTATCTGAAGACTCTGGTAATGCAGACACTATAACGGTAACCATAACTAATGGCTCTTCTGTATACAGCCTATTTAAAGTTAAAGCCGTTGGCGCTAATGCTACAGTAGAGTTATTAACAGCGCCTCTTGTCGTACAGCCTACAGAAGTATTAAAAGTAACCGCAGCTACTGCAAATAGATTACATGTGGTAGCAAGCATACTAGAGATTACATAATGACTGTTAAGAATCCTCCTACTGATAAAGGTGCGGACAACTACTTTGACTTCCTTGGTGACGAATACACAGGGTTTGACTACGTAGCGCCGCCCCTATCTCAGACAGATGCATTTTTAGCATGGAAAGACACTGTAAATACAGACCGCGGGTCAGACGAGTACAGCCTACAGCGTTATCCTAACCAAAATGAATTCTTCTTGGGGGAGATGGCTATACCTTCGTGGTTCCCTGAGTCTTACAGGGCGTACAGGAAAGCTGGGGGCTTGAGTGGCGGTATTGCTTACAACAACCCTAACCCTGAGTTTGGCGCTCCCCGGCTAATAGAAGAATCACGAAACAGCGCGGAAGAAAACCTAGCCAATTTTACCCAAGCCCTTCTTGAAAATGGAGGCGTAGGCAACCTAGAAAACATAGATTTTGGCGACCTAGATAGCATGTTGGGGGCGCTACAAGACACGCCCTTTGATTTAGATGCATTACTTGCCGACACTAAAAGTTTTGGTGGGCAAACTATATCTGAACAAGAGTGGTTTAGCCCCGAAAGGGAAGAGATAGTACGTAAGTTTTTTGAAGGGCAGTCTAATGATCCCCTTGATCGTGGTTCCTTAATAAAAGGACAAACTTGGGAAGAAGCTAAGACCGCCTTGGCTAGAGGCGTAGACCCAGATAGCGTGTTTGCAGAATTAAATACTCTATCAAATAAGTCTCACGATGACTTCGCTGCGATGGAGTTCGACGTTACTGACGTTAATCGTATGGCTGGGCCACAACAAGCGTTTAGAGACCTTTCCGATGCTCATTTTATTGAGACCTTTAACACTTTTAATAACGAGCTAGACACTCTAAGACAGGAAGACCCTAACGCATTTCAAGCAGCTTACGAGTTCTTACCTGTATCGGAGCGACTGGGTTACCTTTACGGCGTACAAAAAGCAGGGGGTATAACCAACGAACAGTACGAAGATATGTACATGTCAGAGGTTAACTCGTATGCAGAAGATACTCAAGACCCTCTTGCCCCAAAATTTGTAAAAATAGGGGACAAAAACTACCTGTACAAGCCATCTGCGGCGGAGCCTGATAACCTAGATGTCCAACGTGATCTATACGATGTAAACTTTTACCCTGACGAAGGTAGCATTACTCCTCGTCGCAGCTTACGCACTGACGATTTTGACGATAGTGCTTTTGATTTCTTTGATCCTATAGTCAGCGTTGTAACCCCCTTCTTCCCTGCGATTGGGGCAGCCTACACAGCGATAAAAGGTCTTTCGGGGGAAACACTCCACGCTTCAGATTGGTTACGTGCGGTTCCTTTTGCGGTGGAGCAAATCAATCTCGCCACGGCACCGCCGCCATCTTCAGGGCCACCACCAATATTCTCAGCACCGCCACCGCCTCCTACTATACCTACTACGGTAGGGGAATGGATGAAAAAACTTGAGCTAGGTGGCATTAAGCAACTAGGTGACCTTGCCAACATACCCATAACCTACGGCGCTGCTGGTATGGGCGCGTTAGCCACGTCTCCGATGTTTTTTGGGCCAAGCACCCCTGTCGGTGACATCATAAAGATAGGCGGTCTAATACTAGGGCAGGGCGGTGGAACTCCCACAGTCCCCGGCCAAAGCGGTACGTGGGGAGGAATCCCAAACAGCGTTATAGTCAACTTTACACAACAGATGGACGCTAGTGGCGTGCCTATCCCAGAGGGAGCATTTGAAGTAGACCCTGAGACAGGTATGTTTACTAGCTCTAGTGGGCAACTAATTGATTTCGCTGATGCGTTTAGCGAGTTAGTAGATATTTTTAGGAAAGAAGACCCTGTAGCGTTTGCAGAAACTATCACTGCCGAGGACGCTGATCCTTCTCTACGAGAGATAGTGAGTGCTGCTACCTACAATGTCGCCAAACAACTAGTGGACTACATAGGTACTGATGAGGATTCTGCAAGACAACAAGTAGTAGCAACAATATTGTCTGGTACTTCTCAGATGATTAACAACGCCAACGGCGCTATACAATTTGGAGAGAATCATCCCGACAATACTGAGTTGGCAAAATTATCTCGCAACCTATCTAACTTATCCGATGCGGCTAACACTACCGCTGTAAGAGAGGGTATGGAAGCGTTAAGAGAGTACAACGACGCCTTCCAAGCTAAAGAATATTTTGAACCTACTACCGCAGAAGAGTACAGGAAGTCCGCATTCTACAAAGCAGAGGTAATCAAAAACGGAGAAAAAGCGGCAGAAGAGTGGCTAAAAGAACAAATTGAAGGCGCTAACTTCTTAAACAGTGCTATCAACGGCACGGTAAAGTTTTTTGGTGGCCTCAAAGAAGCCCCCGCATCGGCTTTAGCGGAGTTAGGTAGTGAGTTAGTAGAAGAGATACCTAACCTAGCAGCCTCGTTTATGACGAAAAGTGGGGTCGGCGCTCTTTTAAAAAGCACCGCTGCTGTAGGTAAAAAGGTAGATGTTAAAGACCTTACAGACGATGTCTTAGAAGCTATAAATAAAGCCGAAAACTTTGCGGGGCTAGCCACATCTACAGCATTAGACCTTGCCGAAGCTATAGGTGGCTCTGCCTCTGAAGGATTTAACTCTACGCTAGACACATTAAGGAAAGTACAAGCCGAAGAAATAATAGCGTCCGCTGATTTTAAAGCGTACATAAAGACGTTAGGTTCGCAGGTTCAAGCGGGTACGCTTACAGAAGAACAATACCGCGCCGAAGCAGAAAAGTATGTGCAAGATAAAGTCATGGCTAATGACGAGGCCAATAGGGAGATAGCAGTAGGAGTTAGCACTGATGCCGGAGTTGCTGGTGGGTTAGCTATGGCGGCTTCTCAATTAGTATTTGGTGATGCTGTAGATCAGAAGATACTTACTAAAGCGTTCGGCAAAAAAGCAGATTTAGTCAAAGAAATTGGTGAAGGGTTTGTAGAGCAATCTAAAGACTGGGCCACAAGAACCGGAAGAAGCATGGCCGGAGGGGCGTCTGCGGTATTTAAAGAGTTCCTTGGGGAGTTTGGAGAAGAAGGCGCTGTATCTACTGTTATAAACACTAGGTTATCCGCCATAGACCCTACTATAGACGTAGCCCAAGAAGCTGTAGGTGATGCATGGTTCGGGGGTGTTATAGGTTTAGGCACTTCTACTGCGTTACTAGCTGGTGACTACGTCGCAGACATACTAAAAGACGCTGGACTTGAGGGTAGCTTGTCTGTCGATAACGGCAACCAATGGCTAGTTGACGCCTCTGACTCTACGTATGTTGGTATGGAAGGAGACTTAGCCTCTAGGATGTTGGCTAACTATAACGAAGACATTAACACCGTCATGCAAACTAATGACAGTGGCGCTCCTTTATTTTCTGAAGCTAGCATTAAAGCCGTATTCAACTCGGCAGGGCTAAATGTAGAAGATTACCCTCGCTCCTACGCTGCACTAATGGATCATGTGTACGACGAGAACTACACGAGCGCATCCGAAGCTAACGCTGCATTTGACGAGGCAGGGTACGTCCCTACGCAAGAAGAAATAGATGCCTATATTGGGGACACCTATGGGAATGCTGCCTTAGATCAAGCAATAGATGACTACGTAGACCCTCGCCAGACTACGCTTTCTGAAGTAGAAGAGTACGCTAGAGCGGCAGGTGTACAGTTAAGTGACGCGCAGAGACAATCTCTCGTAGGGCAGTACGAAGACCCTAAAGACGACAATGAACGCTTAATACAGTTGGTGTCTAGTGACACAGACTTGGCCACTCTTTTCGGGTTTGATACTGATACTGATACTGATACTGATACTGATACTGATACTGATACTGATACTGATACTGATACTGATACTGATACTGATACTGGTACTGATACTGGTACTGGTACTACCTATACTGCTGGTACTTACGTTGATCCTGATGGAGATGGTATATACCAACTAGTTGGGGAAGACGGTAAAACCTTAACAGGTGAGTTTAACGAAGACGGTACTGATTACGTTGATCCTAATACTGTTGAAACTACCTATACTGCTGGTGCTTACGTTGATCCTGATGGAGATGGTATATACCAACTAGTTGGTGAAGACGGTAAAACCTTAACAGGTGAGTTTAACGAAGACGGTACTGATTACGTTGATCCTAATACTGGTAACACTACCAATAACATTACTAATAACTATGGTTTAGATGCTGACGGTGTTCGGGACATGTTGGATGACACCATTGGTAGACCTGCTACTGGTAACGATCCTGCTACGGGCTTGTATGCCGAATTAGAAGCCTTAGGACTTAATGACCAACAGATATTAAATTTTATAGGGCAGCCAGCGGTACTAGATGGGAATGGTAATGTTGTAACCCCCGCCACAGGGATATACGCCGAAATAACCGACGTAAATGGCAATATTACCGCCTCTAAAAACGAAGTACTTAGTGCTATAGGTATAAAAGACGACCCTAATACCGAAGTGAACGAAGCTACGGGAGTATTTGCAGCCCTAGGCACGCAGACTGGCGACATTCTCGGCGGTACTCAGAACATAGTAGACACGCAGACTGGCGTTTTAACTGGCGCTCTAAGCGATACCGAGAAAGCCATTCTGGATAAAGCCCTTGAGTACGAACAGGCAGGCATAGCTAGAGATGCCGCTCTAGCCCAAGGTATTAACGACGTATCAAATCAGCTTGGTACTACTAGAGTTGAGTTACTAAACCGCATAGGGCAGACAGAAAGCAACCTACTCAACCGCATGGACACCATGCAATCGGAACTGTCTAGCGACATAGGTATAGTAGCGGACTATGTAGGCAAGCCAATATCAGCGGTTACAGACACAGATATAGACTTTGTTGCAGACATAATAGCCCAGCAACAGGCTATGCAAGACCCCACTCTTTTTGTTCCAACTGACCAGCAATTGCAGTATGATGTTAATCAAGACGGCATCATTGACATCAACGACCAAGCCATGCTAGAACAAGCCTTTGCAGGTGATATTGTTACCGAAGGTTTCTTCCGGCCGACAGGGCTATATGAGGTAAATCAGCAGACTCAACAGGACATACAGGCTGCTCAAGATTTAAACACCCAACAAAACTTAGACATACAGGCACAAATAACTAGGCAACAAGGGTTTGACCAGTTAGACCGTACTGTAAGGGACATGGCAGCTTTACAAGCCGCGCAACAAAGAACTGCTACAACTAATAAGATGGGTGTAGCGGATATAGATTATCTATACGACATAGGCGGAGAAAGTATATTTGCTACTCCGCAACAACAATCGCTTTTTGCTAGTCCTTACGCTAAAGGCGGCAAAGTTACAGATAGTACAGACAGACTATTAAAAATAATTGGAGAAGACTAATGGGTTGGTTCTCAGACTTGGTTGGTGGAGTAGGGCTTGATTCAGTTGAGACCTTTTTAAATACAAACCCTGCGCTAGAAGGTTTAATAAGTGGGGGCATTGCAGGTGCTGCAAGTAGTGCTTTTATGCCTGACTATGGCCAGAAAACAGGGTATCAAGGTAAAATACCAGAGTACACGGCAGTGCGCGAACGAGTGCCAATGGCGGCTCCCGTTGCAGGGCAAGCCCCCCGACGCCCCGGTTCTGCCGGACGTAGATACTTCACCGATACTCAATTTGCAGAGCGTCCAGATACAGGAATTCCTAGCGTACAACAAGCGCAAGCTACTGCTCAAGCCCAAGCCCAGCAGCTAGCTCAACGCAACCAACAGGTACAAGGTATGGCGGCAGGTGGTGTAGCCTCTGCGCATAAAGGGTACTATCTAGGCGGCAAAACTGACGGCATGGCTGACGAAGTGCCTGCAACTATAGATGGCACTCAAGAAGCACGTCTTAGCGACGGCGAGTTTGTTATTCCTGCCGACGTAGTAAGTCACTTAGGCAACGGTAATTCTGATGCAGGCGCAGAGCAGTTACACAGTATGATGGATGGTGTACGTAAAGCACGTACGGGTAATCCGGAACAAGGTAAACAGATAGACCCTAACAAGTTTATGCCTAAGATGGCTCAAGGTGGCGGAATAGCCGCTTATAATAACGGCGGCCCCGTACAAAAATTTAACGCCGGCTCCAAAGACCCCGTGTCTACTACTAATACTCCCGCTAATGCTATGGGCAGTATAACAGGTAAGGAAATAGGGACTGAATCTTCGCTGTCTAGCTGGGCGGGAGATTACGTTACCGATATGCTGGGCAGAGGGCAAGCGTTAGGACAGCAAGGTTACCAAGCCTACGAAGGGCCACTAAGTGCAGGAGCAACCGGCCTACAAGAGCAGGCATTTACCAGTGCAGGGGGACTAGATGCCGACCCCGCTAATATGGGCATAGCTACTTTCGGCGCAGATCAGGCTACACAGTATATGAACCCGTATCTTATGGCGTCGCTTAACCCTCAACTAGATGAGGCACGCAGACAAGCAGAGATAGACCGTGTAGCTGCCGCAGGCCGACTTACCCGTGCAGGTGGTTTTGGCGGTTCTCGCCAAGCTATTATGGAGTCTGAAGGGGCGCGTAACTTACAGCGTAACCTTGCGGACATAACGGGTAAAGGTTACTCGCAAGCCTATGATGTAGCGCGAGATCAATATAACAAAGAGCAAGCGGCCCGTAACAAATATGGGTTTGACGTTTTAGCACAACAACAAGGGCTTGGCGCTATCCAAAGAGGTATTGAGTCTGAAGGTATGGCCGCAGACTACGCTCAGTTTAAAGAAGAAAGAGACTTCCCGTACAAGCAAGTACAGTATATGCAGTCGTTGTTACAAGGTTTACCTCTCGAAGCACAATCAGTATCTTATGCGGAACCTAGTCAAGCATCGCAGATTATGGGTACGATGGAGGGAATACAACAAATATACGACGAGTTACGTTCTATAGGTAGCGGCGGTTCTAGCAACTCTGGCGGCGGAGAATAGGAGATACAAATGCTAAATAATACTGGTGGCATCGACAAAATAATCGACCAAAAAGTAGATGCGTATAGAGGTAACCCTCAAGCATTACAAAAAAGATATTCTCAGAATCAAGAGTTGATGGACTTGCTTGCCCTGCAAAAACTAAAAACAGAAAAAGAAAATGTCGCTAGAGACATGGCGTTACAAGCCGAGCAGACTCCTAGCACCATCGCAGAGCAATACGAGCAACAGCTTGTAAGCATGAACAAAAACGAGATGGCTAACCAAGTAGCAGGCGTGCTAGGGCAGAAACAAAAACAAGCCGTACAAAGACAGCAGGATATGGGCATTACCCCCCAACAACGCCCCCAACAACGCCCTCAAGGTGCCCCTCAAGGTATTGCTAACCAGCCCCGCCCTAACATGCGAGGTATGGCGCAGGGCGGTATTGTCGGGTACCAAGAAGGTGGGAAGTTAAGTAGGTTAGAGCAAGCATTAGAAGCCTTGGGTATGACGCTGCAAGAATATAAGTTTTTACCCCAGCTAGAAAAAGATGCGTTGCAACCGTACATAGACAAAGAGTATGTAAACCAACGCAAAGAGTTTACCGTGCCGCCAATGCCCATTGTTGAGGAATTTAAACGGCGTGGGAAAGCCACAGAAGCCAAAAAGGACGAAGCAAAAGAAGCGGTAGAAAGCCGTATAGACAAATTAAGTCCAAGTGATTTGCAAGTAGCCCGAGAAGAAAAAATAGCGGCGCTACAGTCGGGCATTGGTGCTACACTACCTACCGCGCCTACTGGAACTACTCCTGCTGGCGCTCCTGCTACTGGCATTGCTACTGACGCTGCTGCCGTTCCCACAACTAATGGCGGTATATCTACTGTAGACGCAGACAAAAATGCAGCTATGTTTGCAGCTATGCAAGGCACTCAAGCTGATACTGCTGGGGGTATAGCAGGGCAAAGCGGGCAAATGGGGGACTCAGACTTAAAGAGCAGAATTAACAATATTTTAGGGGCTACTGTTGATCTTTCTCAGATAGACAAGAAGCAGGTTACAGGTTCTTCTTCTCAAATGCCTTTCTTAGAAGGTAAACGAGACGTAAAACCAGAAGAAAAAGCAGCCGCCGATCGTACACGGCTAAAAGAAGACTTTAACTTAGCGGAGTTAGACACAGAGTACAAAGCACTTATGCAGGAGCGTAAGGACTACGAGAGTAAATTGTTTGCCCCCGAAACTGTAAAGGCAGGAAAAAGAAAAGCGTACATAGATAACTTAGTATCTGGCGGGGATTATATGCAGGCTACTGCTGGACGTAGTAGGTACGAAGCAGGACTAAAGTCTGATAGAGAGCGCCTTATGAAAGAGCGTGCGAAGTTATTTGGCGAATACAACGACAAAAGAACTACCATAGTAACAAATATAAATGCAGAAGCGGGCAAAGTGCTAGGTAGGTACTTAGAAGACCAGTCCAAAGCAGCCGCTACTATAGCTGAGATGGAAGCTCGAGATATTGCAATGTACCAGCAAGAAGCAGATAGGCTTATGCGGGCGAACAACAGTCAGATTGCAAACCGACTTAACGCTATAAAACTTGAATTAGACAATAACCTACTAAAGTTGACACAACAGCAAGCAGGCGCAGATCAAATAACAAGAGCAATATCTGCTGCGGGGGAGGTACTACGCAAACAAAAAGCTGATTTTTTTGCCCCCTATGCGATGGCTTTACAAGCAAACGCGCAAATAATAAACAACGCTAAATCAACCCCAGAACAAATACAAGCGGCTATTGACAAAACCAATGGTATAGAGGCTACATGGTCAATCATAGAAGAAAAGTCTCAATTAACAGAGACTATGGATAAGATGCTAGAGTTGTTAGGCACTATGTCAGGTCAAAATTCTGGGGGTGGGTCTTCTACCACCACGACTAAAAAAGGGAATAGTTCTCTAGGATCGATACTGCAACAATACGGCGCTGGAAACACAACCCCTTAAAGTTATAGTTAGGAAGTAGTTAATGGCCACTCTAAAAGAGTTAGACTTTGCCTTAGGTAATGCACGTGCGGCTAGGGATGAGGAAGCCGTAAGAATACTGTCCGAAGAAATAGCAAAAGTAGAAAGACAGTATCCACAAATACGTGCCGCTATGGAGCGCGAAAAAAGCGGCGACGGAGATGCAGGTTTTGTTGAGAACGTGTTATCAGGACTTGGTGCTGGTGCCGTTGGTATGTACGAGTCCGCTGCTCTTGGTGGCGCTGCTCTTCTGGAAGAGGAAGAAGAACTTAAAGCCCGCGACAAAATTAAAAGTGTGGCCGAATCTTTCCGTCCTGAAGGTGGAGACAAAGAAGCCCTATCCTATAAGCTAGCTTCTGGCATTGGTTCTATAGGCGCACTGCTACCCACCGCACTGCTCGGCCCTGCTGCACTACCTGCTGCGGGTGTTATTGCTGGCGGTGCTGGTGCAGGTGAGGCAAGTGAACGTGCACGAGAGTTCGGTGCTACCGAAGAAGAAAGAAGTGCCGCCGCCCTCCGTGGTACCGCTATCGGCCTGACTGAGATCGCTCCCCTAGGTAGAATTGCCAAGGGGCTTCAGATTCCCGGCGTACAAAAAGTACTAGATAAACTTGGCCCACAAGCCATATCAGGCATGAGCAGTCGCGTGCGTAGTGCCGCAGCTACTGGCGTAACTGAAGGCGCACAGGAAGCCGCCGCCGCAATATTACAGAATCTTAACGAGCGTGGGTATAACCCTGAAGCTGAACTACTCAATGCTGGTGTGCTCGATGAAGCTACCATAGGCGGCGGTGCAGGTGCCATATTACAGGCTCTTACAGACGTACTTGTTAGGGGGCGTGCCCGCACCGCTGATGGCGGCGAAGCTCCTAACATAACCGACGAAGAAGCTGTAGAGGTTGCAGGGCTACTCCCCGCGCCATCCGATGACATAGTAGTCAGCCCTACCGGAGAAGCTGGCACACGTGCGCAACAAGAGGAAGCTAGCAGGGCGCGAGACGAAGCTAGAAGAGAACAGGAAGCAGAAGCTCAAATAGCCTTGGGGGACATGCCCAGTGCAGACGTGCGTGATAGACGTACTCAAGCTGAGTTTGAGCGCCGCCAACAAGAGGCCAGAGACAAACGCAAAGACACCCAAGAAGATTTATTTCCGGCTGAACTAGAAGACGCCGAGCTTACGGAGCTAGAGGCCGTAATAGCTGATGAAAGTAGTTCTGCGGAAGATGTAGAACTAGCAGAACAAATCTTAGCTGGGTATGGACGTAAAAAGATAGCCAAAGAGCGGAGGAAAGCGGCAGAAGCGGCAGACCAAGAAGCTATATCTGAACAACCTGACATGGTAGCCCGCGCAGAAGACGAACAGATACGGGACATGGAAGAGACGGCTGAAGTTGAAGCCATGCTCGCAGAAGACGAAGCTCAGGCGGCTAGAGACGCAGAAGAAAAACGTGCTATAGAGCAAGAATACGCCGTACTGTTTGAAGGTACCCTAGATGTTGCAGAGGCAGAGGCTAGAGATGCTGCTATCGCAACCGAGAACAGAGCGGCACTAGCGCAGCTAGAAGCGCAAGTTAAAGAGCGTAAGCCTAAACAAACTCAGCAACAGCAACCTTTAGGTGGTATGCAGAGTAGAACCGCCGCCAAGAGACAAGGCGTGACCCGCCGTGCTATCGAAACTGGAGACGAAAGTGGACTTACTACAGCAGTTGACACAGAAAGAGGTAGAGACAGCGTTCAAGATAGTCCAGCAGTCGTGGCAGGGAGAGAGACCCCTGAAGGTGCCAGAGATACTTCTT